TGAGTGAAACCTATGAACATCTGTTGAACCATGTAGGGCACTAACCAACGTCATTGAATAAAGTTCAATAATTGAACTAGGATTAATTTTTTGAAGATCTGAGACAGGTATTGCCATGAATTAAGGTTCAAACACTTCTCTAAAAGTGCAATTAATAACAGCTCTATTCACATAGGGTATTGTCTTAGTCCATGACTGGCAAACATATTGCCCTGCACCTGAAAGAGTGATTGAAACATTACCGCTATTCGTTGCGCTGGCTGCTGCTGTCACTGTGAAAACATTGTCATCTGTCACCGTGGCAACAACAAAATCTCCATCTGTTGCGGAGCCAGAGGTGTAATCAATTGTTAAAAGGTCAGCAAAAGCAACCCCATGATTTGTGACTGTAATAGTAACGGTTGTACCTGATTGAGAATATGTCCCTGTCTTTGTAAAACCTTCTGCTGGAGGTGTAAAAGTAAAGCTTGCTTGGTCTTGCGCCCGACTTCTTAAAAATCCCTCAATGACATCTGCTTCTGTTTCGCTAACTGTAAAAACAAGATCAAAAGTTTTTGGATCTTGCGTTAAAGGCAAGCCCATCATTGTGCGAAATTCGTACCCGTCTCCTAGTTGGGTTGTTCTTACCTTGGGCTGGCTTGTTTTGCGTTGCCCGTATGTCGGATTAATCGAGGGAAAAGTTGCCATTTTATCTTGATAATAGTCCTCCTGGTTGCGTTTCTTTAATTAATTCATTCTGAACGGCTGCACCAATTAAAGCTCCTAATTGTTGTGCATCTGCATTGTTACCAGAAACCGCCGAGCCAGTGGCATCAACTGAAACATTAACAATGTTGCTAGTGCCGCCACCTCCTAATTTGTTATTTGGGACAATTGTACCTGCTACTGAAGGAACAAATAATTCAGGACCACGCTCCCCAACAATTGATGCTTTCCCAATAGGTGGTCTTCCTCCATTCGCAAATAAACCACCAATAACACTGCCTAAGAAATTACCAACGCCGCCGCCGCCGCCTTTGTTCCCAATGCTATCAAAAAGCCTATCAAGAGAAGCATCAATAATTTTATCTCTAATTTTATTTAAAACATTAGTCATTGCCTGACCAAATGATTGTGCTCCTGTTATTGCATCTCTTAAGTTATTTTTGATATTTGATTCAATTTCCTGACCTACTGCTGCAAATTTTTCTTTTAACTTCTCTGCTTCTGTTTGTTTTTTCTTGATCAATTCAACAGTTGCCTTATGTCCTTCATTCTCTTTTAAAATTTCAATTAATGAGGCGGCAACTCCTTCTCCATATTTTTCATTTAATTCATTTATTTTTGCTTGCATATCAAATTCTTTTTTAGCCTCATCAGTTTTTAATTTGGCTCTTTCAATACTTATTAACAATGATTTGTTTTGATCTTTCAAAGATTCATGAGATCTATCAAAATTCTTCCAAAAATCTTGCCTTTTTACTGAAACAAGCTTTTCATTTAACTTGTCTAATTGATCGTTTGCTTTAGCAAGATCCATTTCAAGACCTTCTGTACCTGAAACAAGTTCGAAAGTATCATTTTGTTTTTTTATTTTTGAAATTTTATCTTGGAGTTCTTCAATCCTTTTTGTAACTTTCTCTATCCCTGTACTAATTTCATCAGAACTTCCTTCTTTTAATAATTTATTAAATTCTCTTTGTTTATTAATTGCCCCTACAATTGCCGTTGTAAATGCTCCAATGGCTAACACCACAGCTCCTATTCCTAAAGCTGCTAATGCAAGCTTAAAAGCAGTCACGGCAATAACTAATTTCCCAACGCTGGCTGTAGCTAAAAAGTTTGCTGCTGCTAAGCCTTTTAATCCTGTAGATCCTAATGCTGCTGATAAAGCAGTCATTTTTAATTTTGCAATTAATAAACCCAAACCTCCAGCTAATAAAGGCAATGCAACCGATAAACCTTTAACTGCTAAAACAAAACCTGCAATAATCGCTGTCGCTTGACCTGCATTTGAACCAATAAAATCAACTAAAGCAGTGGTTAATTGTGTTAATGCTTTAGCTCCTTCCAAAACAGCAGGTGTTAACAACTCACCAACAGCAATTGATAACTTTTGTGTTTCATTCCTTAACCTTTTAAAAACCATAGTCGGATCTTTATCCATTAATTCTTTCAATGCCTTGCCACCATCTTTTTCTATCTTTTTTAATGCTCTAATAACAACAGGAGCAGTAATTTTCCCTTGAGCTGCAAAAGCTCTTAATTCACCTGTTGTAATTCCTAATTCATCAGCAATTGGTTTTTGAATAACACTCATCTGCTCAGCAATACTATTAAATTCATCACCTCGCAAAACTCCAGAACCTAAAGCTTGAGTTAATTGCCGCATTGCTCCAGCTTGTTCTTGTGTTGATGCTCCAGACAAGATTGCAGCCGTATTAAATCCATTAAAAGTTGCAGTTATATCGTCCATCGATGCTCCTAGTGGAGCCAATCTTGCTTGCAACCCTGTAACGCCGTCCAAAGCTTCAGTTGTACTTAATCCAAACTTTGACTGTGCTTGTTCGACCAACTTCAAAGATTCAGCATAAGTGCCTGTATCTTTTGTTAATAGTTTTAAACGTATGTCTAACTTCTGAAAGCTTGTCGCTTGTTTAACAGTTTGCCCTATTACTGCTGTTGCTCCTATTCCTAAAAAAGCATTTCTTAAAGTACTAACAGCCCCAGTTAATGCTTGTGTTTTTCTTTGAACCTGCCCTAATGCTCTTGTTGCCTGTGAGCCGTCAACCGTAAGTTTTACATTTGACTGAGCCACTATTTACACAACCTTTTTATATAGTTTAACCTCATAAGCTCCTTTTGCTTCGATTTGCTGCCCTTTTTTCTTCCTCTGCTTTTATCTCGTAATAAGCAGCAAAATAAATAAACTCCTCTTCAGTCATTGATGACCTTAAAACACTAATCGTTTGACCTAATTCTGTTGCTAGGAAAAACTCAAATCTTAGCCAGCTATTCCCCTTTAACTTTTTTTTGCTGTATCTAAATCAATTTGAACATCAAACAAAAATAACTCAATTTCATTCAATACATTCTCAGGTAATTCTCTTTGTAAATTTGGTGCGTCTGCCATTGCAAAAGCTTTTTTACCATCCTCTAACTCTGCCATCTGGCAAAGTAATTGAGTTGAGACCGTCAAAGCTTCATCTGTCCCTGCTGATGATTGTGCCCGTTGCCTGTCGTGCCTTGTTAATGGGGGGAAATATAAATCAACAATTGTTTCACCGTTTCTATTCTTTAATTCATATTTACGGCGGCTCGACATCTCATCACTAAATGCCTCAGTGATTAAATTAACTGTTCTTTTAGTTGACATGGTTTAGGGGTTGTTTAATTAATGCTATTAAATAGCAGAGGTGATTGCACCGTTAGTGATAAAAGTAATGTTGATTATTTGAGTTTCACCTAATGTTGCTCCATATTCTGCACCTGTGATAATGCCAGCAAAACCAATTTTTTTTGCTGATGTTGCAGAATCAGGGAACAATTCAAACAATGCATCTCCATTATCTCCTGTTGTCAAAATATCATCAATGAAAGTTGTATAACCTGCGCCAGTTTCACCTGGGTTATACAAAAGCTCTGCTGATCCTTCACCAGAAATCAAACCGCCGATAAATGTTTTAGAAGTATCGCCTTGTTTTGTTGTTTCGTGAGTGTCTTTAGAAACTGATAATGACCATGATCTTGTTTGGCCAACGTCTGCCTCAGTGCCGCCAGCATTTTCAAACATGATCTTCCCAACGTCTCCCTTAATGGCCGTCATGTGAACAAAGAAAAGTTATTACAGGTATATTAACCTTTTTTAGTATCTTTTACATTTTTTACAGCCGTTTTGTTTTTTTCCATGTATCTCTTACAACGATTATCCCAATAGGCTGGCTCCCTGCGACCCTTTACAGCTTCGATTGCATCAAGCATTTCTTCTGTAATTTCCATGGTTAAAGATTTTCAAAGACTTCAAACGTTATTCTAATCTGTGTTTGGTAAAAACCATCAGGGGCACCCGTTAATGACTCTGGCCCAATTGGTGCGTCAAAGATTACGCTTGAAACTGTTTGGCGGTTGTATAAATCTCTTATCCTTTTTGCAATGGTTAAATTTGCTCCTGCCCCTGTCGCTTCTGGGGTGTAAGTATTTACAAGAACTAAACCGACTACAGCATTATGAGAATCACTTGATTGAGTTAAATAAACATTTGCACCAAAGCTAACTTGACACTGAACAAATGATTCAACGCCTGTTGAGTCATAAGCCATATTATTAAATACAACAGGGATGACAGGACTACTTGCAAGCTCTGTTGCTAACCGTCCCTCAATGGTTGATCTGATTGTGTTTAAGTCAACGGCTGCCATTAGATACCTCTCTTGATTTTTTCATATTCTCCCCTAGCCCAATTTTCTAATTCTTTTCCAATAA